ATAGTGTGTTTGACAGCACTTATAATAAATATCAATTAATTTTAACTGATTTATGTCCTCAAAGTGATGGTGTATCAGTAAGATTTAGATTTAGAGATGGAACTACAACTTTAGGAACTGCAAATCATTACGAACATTGTTCTGCAACAGTTCAATCAGACTCATCTTCATGGACTATTAAAGCTGTAAACAATGATGATAACATACAATTAGGTAGAGATAGTGTTGGTCATAGTGCGTTAATGAGTGGAATAAGTGGCATTATCCATGTGCCTAATCCTAAATCAACAGGCAATTACGCAAATATACATTACGATTTAAAATCTGCTGATGGAGATGGATTTACTCTTTATAAACTAATAGGTGCTGGTGCTTATAAACACGCAGTATCAACAGCAATGGAAGGATTTGCTTTAACTTGTTCTAGCAATGGTTTCACCTCTGGTAGAATAGATATTTATGGAGTGAAAAACGCATAATGACAAAAATGGCACATATCGTTGGTAATAAAGTTACCTTTTTAGACTTAACTGACGAACAAAAAACTCAACAAGCTAATGAAACAGCTGCTTGGAATGCTAAATCTGGCGAAAGAAAACTTACAAGAATTAAAGAAATTAGATTAAAAAAATTACAAGAAACAGATTACCTTGCTAACTCTGATGTAACAATGCCAGACAATATAAAAACTTGGCGACAATCTTTAAGAGATATACCAGCTAATCATACTGATGAAAATGCTTATGATTTATTATTAGCAAAAGAAACAGATAAAACCAAAGATAACTTTGGACAATTAACACATTCAATTTGGAGTAAACCATGAGCTTAGTTAAATTAAATGCAAGATCAGCAACAGCTTTAGATGCAACAGTATTAACTGGAAATTTGCCGAGTATTAGTGGTGCTAGTTTAACAGGGATTACAACTGGAAAAATATTACAAACTGTTTTCACTAAACAATCTGGTAATTATCAAGTAACATCATCATCATATACAGATGTTATTAGCAGAACAATAACTCTTTCTGCAACAAGCAGTAAAGTTTTAATTCAATGTTTTATTGGTATTCATGCAACTAGAGATGGAGATCAACTTTATGGAGATTATAAAATTTTACGAGATAGTACAGCTATTATTGATAGAGAAGCAGAAGGTGGAAATGGTTTTCATGGAAGATATTTAACTTCTCATAACAGTAGTGCAAGAGCTGGACAAACTCATCAATTAACTTGGAACGGAGTAGATGAGCCGAGTTCGACTTCTGAGCTAACATACAAGTTACAATCAAGAGATGTAAATAATGGAGGTAACAGTTCTTATACAGATGTTGATGGTTGTTATTTAATTTTAAGCGAGATAGGTGCATAATGGCAAAAATAGTTGAAGGTATATTAAAAGTTAATCCTAATGCTAAAGTAGTTGTAAGAGGAGATACTGTTGATACTTGTACGATTGAATGGTTAGATGGTACAGCAGAAATATCTAAAGCTGATATTAAAACAGCGATGGCACAAGTAGATAGTGATAATAATGCTATTGCTTATCAAGAAAAAAGAAGAAGTGAATATCCACCAATGGCAGATTATTTAGATGCAGTTGTTAAAAATGATGATACAGCAAAACAAAAATACATAGATGATTGTAAAGCTGTAAAGGAGAAATATCCTAAATGATTAATCCTTGTCCTGATTGTGGTGCTTTAAGAAAAGAAGATTGTGCTTGTCCTGATGAATGTGAATCATGTGGAGCTTAAATGCCTTCACTCTCAGATAAAACAGAGATAGGATTACCTCTTAAAAATCTTATTGGTTTATTAGGAGCTGTAGCTACTGCTGTATGGGCATACTTTGGTATTATTGAAAGATTAAATAATATTGAAACAAGAGCAACTTTGTTTGAAGCAGATTTACTCAAAGCAGCTGACCAAAAGCCTATTGATCAGGAGCAATATATGTTGTTAGAATTTACAGCTACACAATTAGAAAAGGTAACTACTGAAATGGAAAGTATGATGAACAATAGAGTAAATATAGATTTTTTAAAAAAGCAAGTAGATAAGCTACAGACAGATGTTGAAGATTTAAAAGATAAGGTAAGAAATAATGGTAGTCACTAAGTTAGTATTTGCACTTTGCATGTTTGTTAATAACAGTTTAGATGGGCATATGCTAACTGCTGGTATGTCAGACTGCTTAAAGTTAAAGCGTGAGGCTGAAAGAAATCTTTCTGATAACAGAAGTAATGTTATTCGTTATGCTTGTGGCGAAGTATTAGCAGAATTAGAACCTGATTCAGAAGGTAATCTTAAAATTAAAAAAATATTAGAAGATAAGTATGGTGATTAGAATTATGTTTTCTTTATGTTTTATATGGTATCTACAAGCGTGTACTCCTCATAAAACTTCTGTAACTGCTAAAACAGATGATAAAGGTAAGCGTAGTGCTAGTATCACTCAACATTTTGAATGGGATTAATATGGAAAAAATTATTATATCAATAGTAGCTGCAGTTTTAATTGGTCTTGGTACTTGGAATCTTAATCAAACATTTAACCTTTCTATTGAAGTAGCTAAAATGAAAACTCAAATAGAAATGCTAACAAAAGATTTAAAGAAAATAAAAAATAAGAAAAAGAAAAAGAATGACTAAGATATGGTTAATGCTGATGTTATTATCATCACCTAATTTACCATCAGTAAAATATAATGTTTATTTATACCAAACTGAAGATGAATGTGTAAATGCTCAAGCAGATTTTATGAATTATTATGAAAAAAAATCTGATGATTATAAAAGAATTACTGTAGTAGATACACATTGTGTAGAATTTGAATCCTTTCCTATACCTAGATTTAATCCTTCAGGAGCATAGACAAATCAAATTACTATTGTTATAATCTTATATGGCTTGGCGTTATAAGATATATAATGGCGAAAGAATAACAGAAGAAGGTACTTCTAGTACCAAACCTAGTGTTCATATAGAACCTCACCCTAATTGGATTGTAAAAAAAAATGAAAATGGTGATGTCCTTTCCATAGAATACCAACCACCAATAATTAAAATAATATACGAAGAAATAATAACAACCACAATTAAGGAGGATTTAGTATGATAGATAAAGAAGCTATAGATATTATGGCAAAGACTTTATATGGTGAAGCAAGAGGAGAAGGTGAAGAAGGTTTAATAGCAGTAGGTAATGTTATTAAAAATAGAGTTAAAAAGAAAACTTGGTATGGCAAAACAGTAAAAGATGTTTGCCTTAAAGCATGGCAATTTAGTTGTTGGAATCATAATGACCCAAATTTTAAAACTATCTCATCACTCGACAAACGAAATAAAACATTTGCAAAGATTCTGGTACTTGCCGAGGAAATTTTAAATGATGAATTTGAAGATAATACTGAAGGTTCAACACATTATCATACTTCAAGTATAAAGCCAAAATGGGCTAAAGGTTTGACACCTGTTGTAACTCTTGGTAATCATCTTTTCTATAATAATGTGAGGTAAGTATGCTTGGTTTATTAGGTAGCTTAATAGGTGGTGGTAAGATTAGCAAGTCTATTTTATCTACTGGCTTAAAAGTAGTAGATGAACTCTACGAATCAGATGAAGAAAAAAAAATAGCACAACGAACATTAGCTGAGATAGATGCTAAGCTAAAAGAAAAACAGATAGAAGTAAATATAGCTGAAGCTAAACATAAAAGTTTATTTGTTGCTGGTTGGCGTCCATTTATAGGGTGGATATCTGCAAGTGCATTAGCTTTTAATTTTATCGTAGCTCCTTGTATGGAATGGTATATAGCTTTTGCTCAACTAGATATTACATTACCTAATATTTCTTTAAATGAATTATACCCAATTATTCTTGGTATGCTCGGTCTTGGATTTGCTCGCTCCTACGAAAAAACCAAGAAAGTAGATGACAGGCATTAATAAAAAAATTGCTTTAGTTATAGGTGATAGCCATGATTCTCCTAAGATTAGTAAGGAGAGATTTTATTGGATTGGTAAACACGCTGCTATTTTAAAACCTGATATTCTTATTCATATTGGAGACTTATCTTCCTTTGATTCTCTTTGTCATTTTCTTCCTGATGATACTTATACTGCTAAAGTTACTAAACCTTTATATGAAGAAGACATGCTTAGCTTACAAGAAGCATTGTTTGAATTAGATAAAGGATTGGGTGATTATAATGTTAAGAAGGTTTTATTAGAAGGTAATCACGAATATAGATTACATAAATACGCAGATAAAAATCCACCAGTTTTTGGTATGCTACAAAAAAGATTCTATGATGTTATGGAATCATTCAACTGGGAGCATATAGAAATGAGTAAGATGTATAATTTTCATGGCGTTAATTTTACTCATGTTCCAATAAATGCTATGGGTAAGGCGTATGGTGGTGTTAATGCAGAAAGAAAAATAGCTACTGAAACTCAATGTGATTTAGTCTTTGGACATTCTCATAGATTTCAAGATGTAAGAGTGCCAGTCTTAGGTTCACCATTAGCTTACAGGAGAGTAGTTAATGTTGGTTCTTCTATGCCACATGGTCACATAGAAGAATATGCTAAACATAATTTATCAGGTTGGACTTGGCAAATTACTGAGATTCGTATATGGGATAATCATATTCAAGAAGTTAATTCTATTTCTATGCAAACACTTGAACAACTTTATAAAAGGAGGAAGAAATGATTTTTAACTGGAAGTTTATAAATAACAAATCTAAAAGTAAATGGGTATGGCTAGGTATGTGGTATTCATCTCATAAAGACCAACATAATTTTCAAGATGTATTACCCTATTAAACCTAGAGGTAATCGTAAGGTTATCAATACTTATGTATTCCATCAATCATTTAATGATAAACAAATTAATAGAATTAAAACTTTATTAAGTGATAAGTGGAATAAAGCTGAAGTAGAAACTGGTGACTCAGGTCGTTACTCATCTGATATAAGAATCAATGAGGAACAAACATTAATACCTGATAAAGATGGATTTCCATATACACAAATATCTAATGTAGTAGCTGAACTTAATAGAGATTGGTGGAACTTTGATGTTACTGGTTTTAATTTTTTAACTGACCACCCATCAGTATTTAAATACAATGTTGGTGGTAAGTTTGATTGGCATTATGATTTTACTCATAGTGAACCAACTAGAAAACTTGGTTTTACATTACAACTTTCTAATTCATCTGAATATGAAGGTGGTAATTTAGAATTTTTTGGACATGACTTTGATGAAAAGAGTAGAGAGAAAGGAACTTTAATTTTATTTCCTAGTTACTCATGGCATAGAGTAACAGAAATAACTAAAGGAACTAGACTAGCTATGGTTGGTTGGGTTCATGGTCCAAGCTTTCAATAAGCATATCTATTATATGCTTAGCTTTTTCTAAGTCTTCTTTTCTATTTCCCTTCTGTCGTAGGAGATATTGTATTATATCTCCTTCGGCTTTAGGTATTTTATTAGCTATAAAGAACTCCATTGGCTGTATTTTCCACCCTAAGTAGTGGTTACCACCTATTTGTTTATCAAAACTATTCATTTAAACCTCCATATTTGCCTCTTGAGAGGGTTTTTCTTATTAAGTAGGGTAGCAGTAGGTACGGAGAAGATAACCTACTGTCGCTACCCTTTTACTTGCTCAAGGAAACAAGTAGGTTATACTTATTTCTTGAATTTCGATTTGTCAAAACTTTAGATTGTAACATTTAATACAATAATGAGTGCTATCATCTTGATAATACCCATAATTTGTAGGTAAATAACTAATCATTAAGTCTTCGTGGTATTTTTTATTGCATGAATTACAGGTATAAAAATTAACTTTTCCCTTTTTTCTTATACGCTTTTCAACATACTTACCCTCAAGTTTTATTACATTACTCATATCTCTTTCTCCATATCTGAGATATTCTTTCCCATAGTAATCTAATTTTAATCTGTTCTCTTGTCTTTGGTTCTCTTAAAGCTCTGCGATTTAATTTTTTTAGACAGTGCTTTATCTTTGTCTTTAGTTTCATGTGCTTCTCCTTTAACTAAATGAATAAAATATTTCCAATCTAATACTACTGTTGGTAATTGCCTATCTTCTACTAATAATAATATTTCTGCATTACCTTTCCATCTTTGAATAGTTTTAAATCCTTCACCATTAGCTCTAGCTTTAGCTTCAACTGATGAACCACCAAGTATATCTACTACTAGGTCATGTGGGAATCCAACTATAGCTCCACTCATTGGTTGTCTTCTAGCTGAGATTCCCTCATGTTCAAACATATGGACTAGCTTTCTTTCTACACGATAGCCTTTTTGTTTCTGACTTCTGCCCATATTAAAAAGGTATATCTTCTATTTCTTCTTTGTTGCTGTTGCTAGGTGATGATACTGTTTGTGTTGCAGTATCACCACTAGCTCCACCACCAAGACCTATTCTTTTTACTGCTCCTCTAAATCTAGGTACATTAATTTCTGTAATCCATTTAGTTCCTGTATCTGATTCAAAGCTACGAGTAGTAATCTCTCCTTTGATATAAAACATTTCGCCTTTCTTACCTGTTCTTTCTAGCATCTGTGCTAGGATAGGGTCAAAGACAACTATCTTATGCCATTCAGTTTTCTCTTGCCACTCATCACCTTTCTTATATTTTTGATTAGTAGCTAAAGATACCCTTGCATACTTATCACCTTTGCTGGTTTCTTTTATTTCAGCATCAGCTCCTAGTCTGCCTATTAGTGTTACTTCATTTATCATTTTTACCTCCTATATATGATAGATAACTTCATCATCTGTTAATTCTCTTGCAGATACATTCATATCTTTAAGTACTTTATTAATATCTTCTATTGTTAAATCTTCATCATAAGAATAAACAACAAAAGATTTTTCGTATACTACTGGGTCTTTAAATTTATCTTTATAATTCATTATACTTCCTTATGAGATTTAATATTAAACTCTTTATATAATTCATCAATGTATTTAGAGCTATCAAATTTACCCATGAATACATCTGCTGATAATCCTAGATGACTAAATGCTTTAGTCATAGCATCTGTCATAGCTTTCTTAGGAGCTTCATCATCTAACTTACCATTAGTTTTATATAAATTTTGAACAGAAGGTATAGGTCCAAAGCAATTAGTTAATGCTTTAGTGTTATCATCTAACCAATAGATAGTAACTTCAGCAAACACTAGCTTATCAGTATAAGTAAATTTGTTTTCATGTTTCCAACCTTTACCTATAGGTCCAAACTGTTCTGTCATTCTCATTATCTGCCATTGAGGGTCAATAGTAGTTAGGTTTCCCCAACCTTTATTCATACCTTTAGTAGCTCTTGGGTCAGTCTTCTTTAGTTTATCCCATATAATTTTATTAGGATTTGATGCTGTAGTTGGCATAATGTTTTCCTCCGTTTTTAATCATATCTGTTTGTATATCATATCCATCTTTCTTCAAGTCGAATATGATAGCTGATAATCTAAAAGCTCCGAATTTAGTTAGAGCTTCTAGTGGTGTAATACCTTTGCCTTCTTGCAAATGTATTAAAACTTTTTGCTTTTGAGTTTTATATCTTACCATTTATTTCCTCCTCTATTTTATCTGCTAATCTATTGTCTTCCATGTTGTCCATTATCTTATCAAACTTCTCTAGAGTATTATTAAAGTGTTGTATTACTAGAGTTCTTGCATCAAATAATTGTGAGTATGTTAATGTATTGTCTACTTCAATATCAGTTAAGACAAAATCATTTACTGTTAGTTTCTTGTGCTGCATCATCTTCTCCTACAGTTATGTTTAATCTTCCAGTTTTAGAACGCTTAACTGTAACACCATGTCCAGTAGCTTCTCTCCAATCTGGTTGCACTAGAGATTTAATTTCTTTTTTACTAGCTTCAAACTCTCTAGCTTTTTCTTGTGTTTGTTTTAATGTTTGTGAAAGATATGCCCATTGATTACTATTTGTCATATCTTTTACTATCATCTTATCTAACACAAGCTCTTTAGTTGATGGTGTTTGTATTGCTTCACCATCATATGGTGGTTTGTCTTGTACAACAAAGCTCCAAAACTGTTCTTCCTTTTCTACTAATTGATTCATAAACTTTTCGTTCTTTTCTATACGATAAGCTCCCCATCTATTACCAAAGATAATAGATAACCAAGCATAGTTGCATTCAAACACATACATATAGTGATGTATTTGTGGTAGATATGTTTCTATTGCTTTCTCTTGTGTAACAAATCCGTTTAAATGTTTAGCTTCAAAGATACCAAATTCATTATCACCATAGATTAAACCATCTACATTTGCATACATGAAATCTTTTTTCTCACTAACTTTTAATCCTGTATGTGCTACTTCCATGTTCATTTGTTTTTCAAACCATTTAAGATTAAATGATTCTGTCCATACTCCTAGCTGTACTGGAAATTCATTTGATAAATCTGGTAAATCTTTTTTACCTGTCTTCTCTAACCATAAGTCATACCAATCTCCTGATACTATCTTACGAGTATCAGAACCACCGATACCTTTCATTCTTTCTTCTTTAGTATAAGCTACTTCACTCATCTTTCTTCTCCTTTTTATTTATTATTTGATTATGAATAGCTTTGCCTATTACCATAGCAGTATCATCAAACTCTAATTTACCTGACATAGATTTAATAGTTATGTCATTTTTTATAGTAGATAATTCTTCTTCAGTAATAGTTATAGTATAAGTTTTATTTATTTTCTTCTCGTCTTTCACTATCCATCTTCTCCTTTCTTAATCTAGCTGATGAAATTTTTTCCATCATATCTTTACACTCCTTATCTCCCTTCTCATATCTATTCATAAATTCTATCCAAGGAAAACTTGGCATAGTTTTTATTATAAAATTTATATTTTTTTCTATCCATCTTTTCTTTCTGTTGTGTGGGTTAGACCAATCAATCGTTTGTGGTCGTCTTCTTGGATTCCATAATCGTGTTAGCTTTCTTATTTGATAGTTAATTTTATCTGACACTTTAGAACCTCTGCCCAATTATATAAGTTGTAGACATTAGGTCTGCGCATACCACATTCCCACTTAGATACTAGCTTATCAGCTACACCTATCATGTCATTGACTTCTATTTGTGTTAATCCCATCTCATGTCTCCGTTCAATAAAGGGTAAGATTACATCATTCCAAAATTTGTCGTTCTTTTTTTTGACTTGATAAGGCATTATAAATTTTTCTAGCTGTTTCAGCACGAGGTTCATACTTGCCCTTGAGCCACCTATAGTATGTGCTTGGATTAATTCCAACATCTTTACACTTCTCCCTTATGGTATTCTTCTCAATACCTTTTATTAAATCTATAGCGTGTAACATAACGCATTACTGACACAATTTTTACACATTGTCTATCTAAATCTCCCATTCCAAGTTCTTCCTTCTCTTTGGAATCGTATTCTATTTTCTACTCTTGTTCCAATATTATATACATGCTCTATTAAATCTAAGTAGTCATCTATGTTAGTACAATGTCGCATCTTCATATTGTGTGCCATTAATTGTTTCCACCACTTAGCTCTACTAAAATGTCTGTCCTTATCTAAGATAATTAAAGCACTAACATAACTTCTTTTATTCCATGCACTAAAGACTGGCTTTTGTTTAACTAACCAGTTACAAAATTCTTTAGCCCACTCTAGTCTTGTTATCTTTAACTGACCTTTCTTAAAGTCATTGATTTGTGTAGAGCTTAGTGATGAATCAGCTAAGATACTGATTGCTACTTGAGTTGGTATATCATAACTTTTAATAAACCAATCAAGTGTTGTATAAGGACCTACACCTTTTTCTAAATCCATATAAGATTTAATAAAGTCGTTGTAGTTCCAACCCTTTTGAACAGAATTGATTTGTCTTATCTCATCTATGTTCCAGTTCTGACCAGCTATATAGTGAACAGGTAAATTTAATTCTTTACATATAGTAAATCTATGCTGACCATCTACTATTTCCATTCTTTCATTAACTATTATAGGAATAGGTAAGAAGTTTTCTTTCATAGACTTACGCAGTCTACTTAAATGTAAATCGTTTAATGGTCTATTACCCTTGACAAATCTAAACTGATTGTATTCATTAGTAACAGTAATTTTTTTCATAAAAATTCTCCTTATATTTAAAGAACCTTACGCCCTTCGGAAACGAAAGGGCGTATGGTTCTGAAGTGGCACATGAATCAGCATCATAATCTCAAAGGATAAATTATGAGAGGCGTACCACTAACCATTGGGGGAGTAAAGTTTTCCATGGCTAACCATGTGAGATTATTACTCCCTAACTCTACTATATACTTTCTCTATAGGCAGTATAATACCTCTGAGTAGCTATCTCAGGTATTCAGTAGAAGTGTTCTTTAGCGAAAAGAGTGAAAGACAGCTCCAAATCTTCTATATCTGTGTTCAACTTAAGTAAGGACTAACACTCTTTTCTATACTACTTTCCGAATATATCTCCAGTAGTGTTCTTTAATTATATTTATAATGCACACTCCTTTGTCCATCTAAATTATCAGTAAATAAAACTAACCACATATCATGTGTTAATGCTTTAGCTACTGCTCGTTCTCTATTGTATTTAACATTATGTTCTTTACCTCTAGTGTCTCCCCAATCTTCTGTTCTATCAGGGTGACTAGCATAATGTGTTAATGCATTATATAATGCCCATAATGTATTACCTAAACCCATAGATTCTTTTCTAAATCTATTAGCTAAGTTATCTACTAATGGTTTTGAATAATGCCAAGGTTCAGAAGGTCTTGGTCTATGACCGATAGTTTTCTTGAAGAATTGTAATGCTTCTTCAGGTGTAACTTCTGACTTAATCATTAATTCAAATTCATCTTTGCTTTCATTAAATTTACTTGGTGCTAATGCTATCTTTTCTGCTACTGCATCTACATTAAAACCAAATGTATGTTTGTATCTATTAGCAACATGAATTGCTGGTGATAAGCAACCATTCAAACACCATAATCTAAGTGCATCAAATGTTGCTGCAAACATACGCGTTAAATCTAAACTTGAATCAATTACCATTCGTAGTTTAAGTACATCTCCTACTTGTGGTTCAGCTACATATTTATTAAATATAATTTCCCTTCTCCACTTGCTACCATCATCATATGTTTCATCAACTACTTTTATATCTGATAAATCTATTGATGGATTCTGTAGTAGTTTACTATTTACTTTCTCAACAATATCTTTGTGAGCTACTGGTACATATTTACTACCACAAGTAGATATTAATTCACCACTTGTTTTATTATATATACCTCGTCTTATAAACTTAGATATAGTTTCACCGTTCCTATCTTGTATAGGTCCAGTCTCTACATCAAAGTTTAATATTGATGGCACACTCAACGCTGTGCGACCACCTTCTTGTATGCTAGTTTCCATTATTTTCTCCTATCATTTATTTTAGTTATATCTTTATAGATACTACTCTTTGCCTCATCTAAACTTTTATTTACTTCTTCTATTTTAGATAGCGTAGGTAGTATTGCATCATAACAATTCTCTAAGCTATCTACCCTAGCTAATAGACCATTTACTCTCTTAACTTCTTTACCTAATATATCTATTTGTTTATTCATTACTTGTTTCAATGCTAAAAATTCTGTGCTTCTAAAGTTAGATGGTCTAAATATATTTAATATACTCATAACAACTCCATCATTTTAGTATGATTATTTATTTCCTCATTTAATTCCATGTATTGTTTCTTATACATATCATACTGAGGACTACCTTTATCTAATACCTTTAACAATGCAAAGATACTAGACCTTACTCCTTCCTTAGCAATTCTCATAGACCAATGATTATCCATGGCTGCTTGAATATCTTTTTCATTTTGTTCAACCATTTCTTCATACTCTTTTGGTTCATGCTCCATCATGTGTTCAACTATTTTATTCATAATTTCACCACAACTCTTTCTCTATTTTCCATATCATTAACCAACTCTATTGATTTGATATTTCTATGTGACCACTCAACTTCCCCATTCTGCTTATCAGTAGAGAATATATGTTCAGTGCCTTCAAATTTTACATCAGCTTCAGGATATAATTGAGCTATGTGTGTCAAGACATGACATAGTTTTTTGATTTTCATTTTGTCTCCTAATCTATGAGAGAGAAACTTTTCCCCCACAGGAACGAAGGGGGGAAAGTTTTTCTCATGTTATTATAGTTCCTCTATATTATTTACTCTCACTCTAACGAATGGTTTAATAGAATCTTTCTTAGGTCCTTTCTTAATTCTGTATTTAGTTAAGTCAGTTCCTTTTGGTAATTCAGATGATGGTATAGTTCTCATCACCTTCTTACCTTTAAAGAAAGCATTTAATCTATTTAATTCTTTACTCAATAAATCCATCATACGCCTCTCCCTAATGCATATATTATTAGTTGGTTAAAGTTTTCAGTATGGGTATATAGATATCCCACCATAGCTACACACCAGATAGCTATTATTAATTTAATAATAAATAAAGTTAATCTAAAGGCGAAGCTCATCTTCACCTCCAGTCATTGATTGTTCTATTGCAATTAATGAAGTTAATTCATTACTCAATAGCTGGGCAACTGCCCATTCAGCTATCATTTTATAATCTTGAATGCTCATTTCTCTTAATGAACCTAAGTCATGCTGTAATTGTAATAGTTCTGAATGATTTAATGATTGGTCATTACTCACCTTATCATTTACAGCGATAGATAATGCTAACATAAACTTCTCCGTTTCCTGTTTATATCATTTATATTGCACTACTGCAACTACTACAGTAGACAAAATAAAAGGGGGAATTTATCCCCCTTTATGTTAGTTAGTTAATCTTAGCTTTTGGATTCTGCGTTTTGCCTTCACATTTTCTTCGATTGAAAGTCCTTTATTCCATTTATAGTATGGAACTCCTACTTTCTTTACGAAGGCAGTAACTTCAATAGCTTTTAGTTTTACAAGAACTTCTTTAATTTCTTGTAAATCACCAAGTTTATCCTTGAAATCTTCAACTTTAATGTCGGCTTTATTAACGCCCATTGAAGCTGATGCATCAGGAGATTCTAGAAAAGCTATATGAGATTCCAAATCAGCTTGTGAATTGTCGTTCAAATCAATAGCTTTGTCGATAACTCCAATTATCCCTTCAAGTAAATATTTGGTAGTAAAATCGTTAAGCTTTGAAATTGCTGTCGAATTAACAAGAGTCATATTTTTCTCCGTTTGTTAGAGAGACTAGAAAGCGAATCTTTTTTCGTCTCTCGTGAAAAGGGGGTCGATTTATAGCTTCGAATAATAGGCACATGGTGCCGAACGAAAGAGAGCAAATCGTTACCCCCCACGAGACGAAAAAAGAGGTGGTTTCGTGTATCTCTTACAAATGGTGACAAATATGATACGATTGTTTATTTGACCATAGCTATTTCTGCTTAACGATTTTATATCTCCAAATATTTACGCTATCACCTTCGTGAAGGTGATATGAAGGAGATAATTGAGAGATATCCAAAGGTATTTATTTAACACAATTCACTGATTTGGGATTGAGTATTAGTTTTTCTTATTATCTCCTTATGTATCTTTGCGTAAATGAGGTGTTAATTAAACGAACATATAAAGTTGTGATTTCTAGATAAACGCCAATGATTTACTATAAATTCAAGAGTTCTATGTAATTCTTAAAGTTATTTAATTACGGTGCCGAAGTTAAGAAAGTCATCTAGGTGTTCCTACTATGAATGGGATATCTAGGTCTTTCTCGAAGTCAATGTGTTTAGGTAAAGCCAGAATATAAATGCTTAGTTTTACTTACTAACATAAAGGCATAAATTCACATTATATTGGTCTACTGATAGATGACTTTCTATTGGCGTTATCTTATCACAACTTTCACACCCCCAAGCTTTGCTTTCAAGATGTGGTAGTCGTCAGCAATTTCATTATACTAAATCTGGTGTGCGTTGACATATAAAAATAAAGGTTTATTAGTATAAGAGACTTATGCCTAATACTCCCACAATTAAGAACTTAACGCATAGACAACGCACACTTGTTGATACTTTGGTATCACAGGATATCACCGTATCAAAAGCTGCTGAAATTGCTGGATATGCTAAGGGTGAGAGTGGTAGAGTAGTAGCTAGTAAAACATTACGATTACCACATGTACAAGAGTATATGATGCAACAGGTAGGGCAACATCTCACCCTATCAAGCATATCTTCTGTGAAACGACTACGACATCTTGTTGACCATGCTCGTTCAGAGTATGTACAGCTCGAAGCTAGTAAGGATATCTTAGATAGAGTAGGGTTCAAGCAACCTGATAAGGTTAAACATACTCTGGATGGTGATATCAGCGTCAAGATAGATTTATCTTGAGTCGCTGATACCTACTGCATGGTCAAGGGGGTGTGATATAGTATATAGAGGTAGGGGGGTTTAAAAAACACATGTCCTTATAGCTAGTGATAGTTCACAAGCAATTATAGTTAAAAAGGTTCGATATCGAGAAGTGCGTAGACAAACAGAACAAAATATATTTTACTGCTTGACAGGTTCGGTGATGAGCTTATGTGGTTTTTGATTAAACGATAAATGATAAAAAAGAATCCATTTCTGAAGCAACCTGAACCTAAGCGTTCGAACGCTAACTTGACTTCTGTTGCTAATACTCTTAGGAAGTTGGGTAGATATAAACCAAACTCTTTAATTAGGGAAAGGAATGAAAATGATGAAGATAAAAGAAATGTGGAACAACCTGAGCAAGAAAGGTAAAATTGCTTCTGTTGCTCTTATAGTTATTGCTGCATTAATTATTTATAACTGGGTATTCTAATGCCAAAGAAAAAAAGTAATCCTTATGCTAAGGAGCTTATGTCTGGTAAATACAAACAGAAAAAGAAACCCTCAAAAAAAAATTATGACAGAAAAAAGTCCAAATCCAAATATTGATGTTGAATCTGTCATACAGCATCTCAATAATTTAAAAGACGAAATAGGTAATATTACTCTCCATATTGAATGGAAGAATGGAACACAAGGGGTATATGGCAATCCTAAAACTGTAGATGAATATGCAACTGCTAGTATGATGATACAGCAGTATGCCTTGCAAACTCTTAGAGAAGAAGGATTACTAGATGATACTCCTCCAAGTAAAACAATACATTAATGTCATTTCAATTACATACTGGTGATTCCCTTACATATCCTGATATCCTTCTTCTTAGAAAGATAGTAAAGAAAGTCCACTTTAGACATTATCCTAATGAATTAATTACAGACCATGAAGCTGATAAATTTATTTATTCCCTAACACCTAAAATAAAAGAACAACTAATTAAAACTTTCGTAGACGGAAATTTCGAGTATAAGTAGCTAATGGTTACTTTCCATTACAAACCAGATGGAGAAGTCATAAAGAAATTTATGAAGGACACCTCTTTCTTTAGAGGAATACGAGGACCAGTAGGTTCAGGTAAATCGGTTGCTTGTTGCATAGAAATTTTTAGGAGAGCATTACAGCAAGAAAAAAATAGTGAAGGTATAAGAAAATCAAGATGGGCAGTTATACGAAATACAAATCCACAGCTAAGAACAACAACAATTAAAACATGGCTGGATTGGTTTGATGAAAATAGCTGGGGTCCTTTTAACTGGTCAGTTCCTTATACGCATAGATTTAAAAAAGGAGAAGTAGATTTAGAAGTTATCTTCTTAGCTTTAGATAGACCAGATGATGTTAAAAAATTATTATCTTTAGAATTAACTGGGGTATGGATTAACGAAGCAAGGGAATTACCTAAAGCAATAGTAGATGCGTGTAGTATGCGTGTTGGTCGTTTCCCTTCTATGAAAGATGGAGGACCATCTTGGTTTGGAGTAATAGCAGATACCAATGCTCCTGAAGAAGACCATTGGTGGTCTATCATGTCAGGCGAAGCACAAGTACCAGATTATATTTCCCAAGAAGATAGACTAATGTTAATCAAACCTGATAACTGGAATTTTTTTATTCAGCCATCAGGAATGAAAGAAGTAAAGAACAAAGAGAATCAATTAATAGGATATGAAAAAAATACTAAAGCAGAAAACTTTAAGAATCTAAATCCTGAATACTATAATAATATTATACGAGGTAAGTCTAAAGGGTGGATAGATGTTTATATAATGAATCGTTTAGGAGCTATCGAAGAAGGAAAATCTGTCTTTAACTCTTTTAACGAGGAGGTTCATTTAGCTAAAGAGGATATCCCTTTCACACCTAAAGCTGCAATATATATTGGAATAGATTTTGGATTAACACCTTCTGCTGTTTTTGGTCAGCGAATAGGAATGGGTGTATGGCATATAATAAAAGAATTAGTATGTCAGGATATGGGAGCAGTTAAGTTTGCAGAATTATTAAGACAAGAAATGGCAGAATATAAACGAGTAGAATTTAATATCTATGGTGACCCAGCTGGAGATTTTAGAAGTCAAACAGATGAATCAACTCCTTTCCAAATATTAAGAGGAGCTGGTATTCAAGCATTTCCAGCTCCATCAAATGATATATCTTTACGACTAGAATCAGTTAATGCTGTTCTAACAAGAATGACAGATGGTAGAAGTTCTTTCCTAGTTTCTCCTAAATGTATTAATATTAAAAAAGGTTTTCAAGGTGGGTATCATTATCGAAGACTACAAGTATCAGGAGATAGGTATGAAGATAAACCTATGAAGAATAGATACTCTCATGTAATGGACGCTTTACAATATTTATTGTTGGGAGCTGGTGAAGGTAAATCTATAGTTCAGGGTAGACAACCTATTAAACCATTTGTTATAGAACGCAATTATGATGTCTTTAATAGAAAACCTAAAATAAAAAAGAAGTCATTATGGCAAAGAATGAGGAGTGGATTATAGCTTTTACTAGCAGACCTGAGAAGTCAGCATGGTTTCATTGGTGGACACATAAAGATTTTAAACACGCTTTAGCTTTTAAATATGAACCTAAACATCATTTATGGGTTTCATATAACTGGGGTAAAAATGGTGTAGACATTAGAATATTAACACCAGAAGAAATGACTACTGCCTGTTTATATTTTAAAGAAAATCATAATGCTAAATTTTTAATAGCAGAAGCAAAGGAATTACCTCAATATTATATTATGGAATTAACCTTTACTAATTGCGTAACAGCTATTAGACATTTAGTAGGAATAAGAAAATTAATGATAACTCCATATAGATTGTATTGTGCGTTGAAAAGTATGGGGTGTAGGGAGTATTTAGAAGATTCTAATTAGAAAGGTCAATTATGGGTGGCGTAAAAAAGAAAGTTGAAAAAACACTAGGGTTAAAAAAACCTTCAGCTCCAGCTCCAGCTCCAGCTCCAGCAGCGTCAGTTAC